ACTAATCAAACTCCAGCAGGGTTTGTACCACATAGTAGTTTTGCTTATTATTCTAAGGGTGGGTTTGTTGCTTCTAGATTTGCACAAAAGAAATTTAGTATGGGAACTGACACAGTACCAGCCATGCTTACCCCTGGAGAATTTGTGATGAGTAAGTTTGCTGTACAATCACACGGCACAGAAAAGATGAAGGCAATAAATAATGGCTCATCCGTAGGAGACTCAGTGTATAATTATAGTATTAGCGTAAATGTTAAGTCTGAATCAAACCCAGATGAAATTGCAAGAACCGTCATTGCTCAAATAAAGAGCGTGGACGCACAGAAGATTAGAGGAGTTAGAATATAATGGCAACCAATGCATACATGGCAGGTCGTAAAAAATATCAAAGACCTCAAGGACTTCTTTTTGCAGATAACCAGGGGATCAAGGTTGATGGATTTCATATCCCTGAAGGGGACGAGATTGGGTCATTAGGAGCCTCTGTAGACGGCTATGGCGAGTTCTTAATACTTTCTGATAATAATAGGTCACCCATAGAATTTAAGAATACTAGAATTGAAAAACGGGAAAGAATGATCAATGGCCGTATGAGGTCATACCATACTGCTGACAAACTAACCATTACAGTATCTTGGGACATGCTTCCATCAAGAGCCTACGACACATATGCAGGGTTTAATTCTAGTGGAGAGCCAAACCTAGTAAAAAATATAAACACTAGGCCAAATCCATTAGAGTTTACTACTGATGGTGGAGCAGGTGGAGTAGAACTACTTGATTGGTATAAAAATCATAGCGGATCATTTTGGGTTTATCTTGCTTACGACAAATATACTAACTTTAAAGACACATACGAGACTGCGCCAGATGAAAGATTTAACAATACAAATAAATATAATGAAGTCATAGAAGTATTCTTTTCAGACTTTAATTACTCAGTTCAAAAAAGAAGCGGATTGAACTTTGATTTCTGGAATGTATCCTTAACTTTGGAAGAAGTATAATGTTTCAGGATAAAGATTTACTAAATCACATAGAGACAAGTTCATCTGTTAAAACACAGTCAGCCGTTATTGCTGAATGGAATATGAATATCTATACAAATATACTGGCAGTTGGAAACTATAGGTATCGTCCAAACCAATCATCTTCTATTTATAGAACAATCCCAAATACTTTTTCTTTAGAAAATAAAAATACTAGTACAGCATTTTATTATGGTGCAACCGATGCAGATGTAGTTGTTGACGCAGGGTTTGAAAATAATGATTTACCAATGAAACTTGTTCCTAAAAAAGATAAACTAAAAATGCTTTACTCTTTAGAAGATTGTTTAAAGCCGTTTAGACCTAGATCTGGAATTAATAAAGCAATGTTGTTGGACGGAAGATTTCTTCACAATCCAGATATAAACATGGCAAGAAAGCCAAGATACTATATGGCAGACAAAAATGATCCATTTAAATACTGGACATCCTATAGAACTGAAAATGGAATTGAGTATGGCATATCTAATAAAACAATTAATGGAAGGCATGCAATTGAGGATGCTGCTCCATTTGTTGTTTATAAAGAAAAAGTTCCAGCAAACAGAATTGTTGTAAAAATGCAAACAAATACAGGAGACATTAACTCTGGAGTATATACAAAAAAGTCAGGATCTTTTCCAGACCCTTATTTTGGAGAACTAAATCAAACCACCCCAAATGTTTGGAAAGTCCAAGTATTAAAAAACAATAGTTGGGTAGATGCATTCTCATTCTCTGATCAAAATAAAAGAAAAGATGGAACACCAATAATCCAGTCAGACGGATATGTTGAACTATCTTATGGTCTTATAGTCCCAAAAATATATTCAGAAGTCTTTACTTATCGTGGAGAACTTTCATCCGTATCTCTTAAGCCAATTGCTGGAACAAGAGAAGGAGATGCTTTTCTAGTTGTTGAAAATTCTGGAGATATTGGAGAGTACCATATTTGGTATAAGGGAGAATGGAAAATATTTGTTCCCACGTATGGCTGGAAGTTTCAAGAGCCAGAAGTTGATAGTCTTACAAATTTCGTTACTGAGTTGTCAGACCCTACAAAATATGTAGTGAGAGGAGAAACTAAGTATAAGGAGTTTGAATATATTTCTGGAATTAGGATTGTGGTAGACAGCATGAAGAAGTTTGACTCATCTTTTGACCTTATAGAACTTTCTCCAAGACTCACGGCAGACCTATCAGATCGAGTAAAATCTTTTAGTGTTAATAAAAGTGCTTCAGACTTAGGCGTAAGCGGTATGCCAGTAGGACAACTTCTTGCATCTACTGGTACTATTTCTTTTTTTGATTTTGATGATTCGTTTAGTGATGAAAACATAAAAAGTATTATTGCTAATAAAAAAATAAAAAATGTTCAAGTTAAAATATATGAAGTTTTAACAGATGGTGTCGGAATAGACTACTATGTTCCAGTTAAGACAATGTATTCTGATGGATTTCCAAAAACAAATAATCAATCAAAGGAAGTATCTTTAGATTTAAGAGATTTATATTTTTATTTTGAGTCACAGACTGCCCCAGAAATTTTATCTACAAGTACATCCGTAAGTGCTGCAGTATCTCTGCTTCTTGACTCTATTGGTTTTTCTAATTACATATTTAAAAGGGTTGAGGGAGAATCCGAAATGGTAATCCCCTATTTCTTTATTCCTCCAGATAAAAGCGTCGCAGAAGTTCTAGAGTACTTGGCAATTTCTACACAGACAGCAATGTTCTTTGATGAATATAATAATTTTGTAATGATGAGTAAAGACTACATAATGCCAACAGAAGAACAAAGACCTACAGATCTAACACTTTATGGTTCATCAGATTCTGCTGATGTCGAAGTTATAAAAAATAAAACAACTAAGCCTAAACTTTCAAACATTATTGAGTTAACCAGCCAGAACAATCAAGTTTATAATGGTGGGCAAATATCTTACACCACAAGACACATACAAAGGTCGGTTGGAACTATCAAAGAAGCACTCATGGTCGATAGGGAAAGATCTTATATTTATAAGCCAGTTCCTCTTTGGGAAGTTTCTGGGACAGAGTTTACAAAATCAATAAACCAAGAAGTTGGAAACATGTCTAGTTATTCTCTTAGTGCAATACCTTTAAACTCTTCTCTTTCTTCTTTGGTTCCAAAGGTTTCTAGTGGTAGAGTTATAAATAATACTATTGATTTAGGAGAGGCAATATATTATATATCAAGATACAATGGATATTTTTATGCAAATGCAGAAATTATAAAATATGATGCAGTTCAATACAACGTTTCAGGTTCTGGAGATGTGTGGATTAATAGTGTTGATGAGTACAGCAAGTATTTTGCTTCACTACCTTTTAATGGGAAAATATATCCAACAGGTCTTATAAGAATATTCTCTGAGCCAAACTATGAAGAAGTTAACGGACTCTCTAGACTAAAAGATGGGGATGTTGCAAAGCATGGAAGAGGACAGTTTGGAACTCCTGTTGTAGAACACACGGCTGGACTAGGTGATCATTGGTCAAATAATGAGAATGTAAGAGGCTGTAATATGGAGTCTAAATATTTGTTTAGGTTTAATCAAACTCTTCCAGAAACAACTAAAGATGTGGCAGCGGGAATTAATAATACACTTGCTACAAAAACAACCAGAAACGGAATTATTAAAAATTTTTATTCTTCTAAATACATTGCAGAGTCCAACATTAATAAAATGCCTTCAGTTCAGGCGGGGACCGTACAGTCTTCAGCCTTAGTAATGAACGGCGCAGGGTTCAAAACAACAGAATCCCCTACAGACTTTATATCTTACGTATACAAACCGCTAGATAACAACTATAAGCATTTTGGAACAAGGCTTAGAGTAATCGGAAGAATTAATGATAACGAATAAAACGGTCAAACTCCAGTAGGACTAGCAGAACTATATACCGTAGCAGGTAAAACAGCAGACGAAAAGATTACCATCTCTGGTGGTGGAGGAGGTCTTGGAATCATGGTTGATCCAAAAACAAATGCTGGATACTTTTTTGAGATAATTGCCCTTGATGCAACTAAACTAACAGACACTCAAAGACAAAATGTTCATAATATTATTTTTTATAAAACAGAGGCTCGCAAGTCAACAGACACTAATCCAGAGGCACCAGCAATTCCAGTTAAACTATATGAGGGTCTTGCAAACATATCTGTAGATGGAGGAGACTTTGCAGGTCAGTATAGGCTATCTGCTGAACAGGATCCAACTGTGTATGACTTGTCAGTAGAGTATCAAAACATTGGATCAAGAAGAAAATTTTTCTTATACCTAAATAATAATCTTATTGCTACAGTATTTGACGAGTCTCCGCTAAAAGTTTATAACAATGTTGCTCTTTTTGTTAGAGGATCATCTAGAGTTATGTTTGAAAATGTATATGCACTAGCAAACAATTACTCCCAAAATACTTCATTTGAACTAAACACTCCAATCTCAAGCGTGTTCGGTGACTCAAAAGTAAATGCTCACGACTCATTCAGAAAATATTCTATGAGCGGAATGGTTCAGGCATCCTATTTAACAGGAATCGGTTCTGCTCAGCCACCAAAATTTAGTATGTACTTTGATGAGTTTGGAACCATTATGAGAGAGGCAGCATCTTTTAACTTTAAGTATGATTTAGCATATCCAGCATTGTACGCAGAAATGTCTCCAACCTTTAACAAACTAAAGGGCTATGCAGTTTCTGGATTTAGAGCAAGATCTTATGGAGCAGAGTTTTTAATTTTTAATACAACAGACACTGCTTTAAATTTAGATGAGACAAGTCAAAATTATTTAAGAGTTCAAGGAGTTGCTTTTACTAATCAATCTCCAAACAACTTTACTGTTGATGAGTACTTTTTAAAAAATAGCGACATGTCAGATCCACAGTTTGATTCAACTGGGTTAGTAACATCTGTAGGAAAAATAGCAAAAAACTATGAAGACATAAAAGCAAGCAGAATGCTATACGGAAGAAAAGACTTTTCATTAGATGTTCCATATGTTCAGTCCAAAGATGATGCTGAATCATTAATGTCTTGGCTTGTGCAGAAAATAACAAAGCCAAGAAAGTCTATAGGTCTTAAGATATTTGCAAACCCCATGATACAACTTGGAGATATTGTAAAGGTGGACTATGTAGAAAAAGGTATAAATAAAATTGATAATGATAATTCTAGGTTTGTAGTGTACAATATAGAGTATTCAAAATCACAAGATGGTCCAGAAATGTCTATATTTTTAAGTGAGGTGTTATAATGGCAGTAGATGCAACAGCAAACCAGGCAACAACAACCTGGGTATCAGATTTTGGTCGAAGCACCACATCGGCCCCAATCAAGGTAGCAACACCTAATTTAGTAGAAATACTAAACCCTCCACTTGACTACAACACCATGACAGAACTTATATTTCAAGATATAGGTGGACAAGAGATGATCAATATTTCTAGGTCTGACGCAATCAATGGCCAAAACATTATGTATAGCATTATAAAAAATTTAAAAAATATAATGCTTGACTATAATTCTAACAATATAATTAAACTTCAGGGCACTTCCGATGTATATTTTAAGAACTTTTCAATAAGGCTTGAGGACAAACTGCCTATTCAGAATTATTCAGAGCAAACACCGAATGTATACATTGAAAACAATACTCAAAACATAGTAGTTGAGTTAGTTAATCTTGAAGAAGATGAGCAGGTAGAGATAGAAATAATAAGCCAAGGATCGTACTTTGATGATATACTTGAGGATGGGGAATAGAACATGATAACTAACGAAGGTAAGGGTATTTTAGCCAAATATCTTGTAGGGCAGGCTCCAGCATTTGCTTCTTTTATTGCTATTGGTTGTGGAGCAAAGCCAGTTCCGTTAAACTATGTTTTTTCTACCGAAGAAAAGAATGCTATAAAAAACAAAGAATCTTTAGATTTTGAAATGTTTCGTGTACCAATAACCTCAAGAGGATATGTTACTGAAAATGGTGTAGACAAAATTGTCTTTACTGGAGAACTTCCAACACTAGAAAGATATGAGATAACAGAGGTTGGACTTTGGTCAGCGGGGTCTAATCCCAGTGCAAACTTTAATGACAGCAGGCCAATATTCTTGTTTAATGAAAATGAATCTTGGCAGCATGTAAATACTCCTGGATTAGTGGTTGAATTAAATCCATACACGGACAGACTAGATTTGGAAGGGGTCTTAATCCCTACTGAAAAATCATTTATAACAAACTCAGACAACCCAACTTTCTTAAGACCAAAACGCTCTGATAAGTATGAAGGGTCTAGGTTTTTAAATAGTGTTATAGTTCTTAGAGGAGACTTGTCAAAGATAGATAAAGATCCGATTACTG